TGTATGAGATTGTAATAATTGTGTTTGTAATTCTGCTTTTAATTTAGCTTGTAAATCTTTATCAGGAACTGCTTTTTCAATTGTGTTAAATAAAATTTTAGCAAGTGGAGCTACTGCATTTAACATGGGTAGCATGACTTAGTACCACTTTGCTGATCTTTTTTTCTCTGGAAGTATGTTTCCTTGACCTTGAACTGGATCAGTTTGAGTTTCGTTTGGTTTTGACATTTCAACATCAACTCCACCAACTAAATATCCATCAGAATTTGTAAATTTTGAATGATTTACTTCTTTTGATTGTCCAATTTTTTTATTTTTATTTTTCATATGATTATTATACCCTATTTTTTGTATGTTTGACTATCTTTTTTTAGTTTAGCAGCTAAAACTGTCTTTTCTAATGACGTATTTGCTCTTAATTTAGCTAAATCTTCATTTTGTCGTAGTTTTCTATCATCTGTTGACTGTGCCATCATAGTTTTCATCTTATCCAAATTGATTCTTTCTTTATTTTCTTGTTCTTTAGTCGCATTTTCTTGTGCTCTAAGGTCTAATTCACGTGATCTTAACATTGCAATTGGATCATTATCAATAATTGACATAATTTTATTTTCTTCATTCATAAATTCTTCCATTGCATCAGCAATAATTTTAGCTTTTCTAGCTTCTATTTGTTGTTGCATATTTTGTACTTGTGGATTTTGCATCATTTGTGGATTTTGACTCATTTGATTTAATTGAGCAATTTCATTTTTAAATTCAAGTTCAACTTGTTCTTGACCCATTAAAGAAATGTGTTCAAAAATATTTTTTTCTAATGATGCCATAACAACAGGTGCATTTTTTGCAATATTAGTTGACATAAAACTTAAATGTGAAGTGATATGTGCTCTGTGGTCTTGTCCTGGAAAGGCTTGGAATGGTTTCCCTGCAAGAGCATCTACATGTTCTAGTGCAGGGTCCTTTGGTGTGGGTTGATCTGGTTTATTTAAAATTCTATCTACATCTCTAACACCTAATGCATTGTACATATTTCTGTAAACTTCATACATGTTATGAATTCCAGGATTAGACATTGCAAGTTGTAATTCTGTTTGTGCAATAGATATTCTTTGTGTTTGTGAAAATATATTTGGATCAGCAATTGGAATAATATCTACTTTATCATCAAAGTCAGCTTGTTTAATTGTTCTTTGTCCACCAACAACATCATATGGATATTCTGGTGGTAAATATAATTTAAATACATTTGCTAATAACTTAAATTCCTCTTTCATTGAGGCATATATTCTTTTGTGAATTGCAGACATTGTTCTGCTACCACGTTCTAGCAAGGCCACGGTCGTGCCCACTGCTGCTTGCTGATTCCCATCTCCCACTTGCATGTCAGCTATCGAAGCAAAGCGCTGACCTGCTTGAACCACGACCCCCATTAATGCTAATAAAGTTTGTGACGGTTCCTTGTATGGTAAAGTCATAAATGCATCTCTTAAATTTCCTCCAGGCGCATCTACATCTCTCCATTCACCAGGTTGAATAGATTGAGCATCATCTCTGATTCTAATTCCTCGTTGCTTGAATCCAGCAGGGAGATTTGACAATGTTCCTGCATCTAATAATTGACGTAGTGCTTGTGTAGCAGTTCTTGATAAACCACCAATCATTTGAATTAAACCATTACCATAGAAACCAAATCCCGGTAAAAATTTAAAGTGTACAAAGTATTGTATTTTTTGTTTTTTAGGATCTGCTTCAGAATAATTACGTCTAATAGATAAAACTTCTCTGGATCCTTCTTCAATAGTTACAATATATGGAAGTTTGATTCCTGTGGGCTCACCATTTGAATCTTTATCTTCAAAACCTTCTAAATCTAAATTAACATGGCATTCTAATAAAGTGAAAACATCTTCTGTTTGACCACTCATAGTAACACCTTCTAATTGTCTTTCTTTAGATTTAATATCATCATCTTGAGTTAATTCATCGGATGCTTTTAATTCTATGTCTCTATAAAAACCTGCAACTTGTTGTTTTCTTAATTCGTTTTCTGAAATTTTAATTACATGAATAATTGATTCTGCATCTTCAAGAGATGTTGCAGTGTAAGGTACAATAATATCTTGAGCTTGAATAAATTTTGATACCGCTCTTCCTAATATTTCATCATAATAAACTTTTTTAAATGTAGATCCTGATAATGGTAAATAAAATAACATTTGATCAAACTCTGGTTCATATTCTTTCATGACATCCATAATTTGATAATTCATAAATTCAGAAACTCGTTCTGCTTGATCTTCTATTTCAGGAGTTGTCATACCAACAACTTGAGTTCTAACTGGTCCTTCTGCTGGTAATAATTCTTTATAAGCTAAAGCTTGAAATTGTGTTACAGCTTCTGCAAGTACAGGATGTGTTGCGCTTGATGCACCTTGAAATGGTTCTGTTCTTGATTCATATTTAAATCCAAGTAAATCTAATCCTTGAGTATATGCTTTTTCCCAATCTGCTCTTGAATCTTTATATGATTGACAATCTTGATAAAGCTCTGATCCTAATCTTCCAAGAACTTGTTCTTCAATAACTTCGGCTAGATTTGCATTAAATTCAGTTTGACCAGATAAATCTTTTGTTGGATCAAAATTAATATCTACACTACCATCTTCGTTTTCAGTTACTTCAGTCGGTGAAGTTTTAACTTCTTCTGTTTCACTAATAACTAGATCTGTCTCCTGTTCAGGAGTCAAAGGTCTATTTATTGTTGGAATTGGTTTTTCTATTTCTGCCATTTGTTATTTTCTCCGATTTAACTGTTCTAACAGTATTATAACCAATATTCAAGCCTTGCGGGTTTGGTCCACGTAATGGTGGTATGGTTCTAGTTAATCTTTTAATCACTAATTCAATCCTTCTTTACCTTTTTCAATACTTTCAACACCTCTTAATTGCTCTTCGCCTTTAGGATAAAATCTTTGATTTTTAGAATCCCATGTATCAAATGTTTGTACTATTCCTCTTCTTGTTTCAGGATCAATAGAATATCTTTGAATATATCTTCCAACAGAATGATTTTTTTCAGGATCTATAATAATAAAAGCATCATTTAATGGATCTTCCATTGGAAATATATCTTTAGATAAATTTTCAAATTTTAATTCTGGAGATACTGCTTCATCTAAAGCATTTATTCTATCATCCGCTTTTATATAATCAAAATTTTCTACATCTTTTTTAATGTCATCTAATATACTATGATATTCTTTTGGTAAATTTTCTCTTGTTTTTTCTATTTTATTTAAAATATCTATATGTTGATTTCGATCAGGTATGTTTTTGTAAGGAGTTAACGCTTCTAGTTTTGCATTTTTAACTCCTGTATATCTAGCAGTATTACTTACCATTGACGTACTATTTTTTAATTCTCTTAATGCTTCTGAAATTAATCTTGCAATTTTAATTGCAGGATGGCCTCCACCTTCAAAACAAACTCTGCCACCTGTTGCTTTTTCTTCAGGTATTTTAATTATTTGTTCTGGTCGTGCTTCTGAACCAAGTTCCCCAGATTGTCTCATAATAAAAGTTGAAGGTTCTTCTTCCATTTCATTTCTTAAAGATTGTTTAACAGGTATAATTTTTCTATTTTTAATTTTTCCAGTTGCAAATCTTTCAGCAGCTTCTATGTCAGCGTAAACAACACTACGGTTTGGATTTTTAGGAACTTCTTGAAATGTAATATCTACATCATCTGGACCATTTGCAAAATATTGAGGTTCTGGTTCAATAACTTTAAATTCTGCAGGTTCTATTTTTACTTCACCTTTATAATTTTTAAATTCCATTTTAGGTCTATAATATAAACTTACAGATTGACCGAACGATTCTTGATTTCTAGGTGAATCAATATCAACTGCAATTCTTCCATCAGGATATTCTCTTAAAATAAAAGTAGTATCACCATCTACGTGTTTAGTTAATTTTTCTTCTCCTTTTGGTATTCCAGAAATAAAAGGCCTAGGATCATTTTTATAAGATGGTTCCATTATTAATTCTTTTTCTTCAAATGGTTTTCCTTTTATTTTTATTTTTTCAACAAGACTTGGAAACCATGGATACATTCCTTCTGTTGGTTGTATTTTAGATGCAAGTTTTGCTGCTTGTGCAATTTTTGTTGCTTTTCCTTCATTAATTAATTTTGCTACAATGGGAACTCCTGCTGCAACTCCTATTCCTCCAATAACTTGCCTTCTACTAAGTTTAGTATCCATTATATTTGCAGGTTTTATTTCATCGGATAATGGATCTATTGGAATAACTGGTTTTTCATTTGGATCATCTGTTCCATCTTTATATCCAATTCTTCCACC